TCTTCGCTTTGAGCGGCGCTTGCTTAGGTCTGACATACTACATACGGGGCCGTGTAGTATTACTAAGCTTTTGTTATTGAATGTTCTGATATATGGTCTGAAGATTGCCCAATCTTCTTTTAAAAATAAGTTGATAGGGATAAGTCTGTTGCTTTCCCACCACCATATATCACCTAATTCTAGAAATTTCTCTTTAATTGCTAAGTCCTGTATAGCACCATAATCATATATAGTGGTAACGACATCATCACGATTCTGAACAATTCCCACGTAGTCTTGGCTGGCGTATGAACAGATTGTGATGAAAGGGTGATTCTCGCTTAGGCGTTTAAAGAATTCGTTAGGTATCATTGATAATGTGTATTAAGTTTATTTATCTGCGGAAAGAATTCGGGTATTATTCCTGAATGACTAAATATAAGATATGCTAAATATAACATTAGAAGCGAATAACAAATGTATGCAACCTCAGTTTTCTCCTATATCCCTCGGCAAATTGTCGTTGTCTTGTCCGGCAACTCGGTAAGGAAATATATGCCCGTTTATGCTAAACCACTCACATTACACAAAGGTGTCGACAACCAACTGCAGTTTCAGTTCCTTAATCAAGAGCAGAAACCAGTTAATATAACCGGCGCCGAGATTACTTGTCGCATATTAAACTATCAAGGTAATACTGTGCTTCTTCAGAAAGCACTGACTTTACAATTAGCAGCAACTGGTATTGCTGCTCTTCAACTAAACGCAGCAGACATTGAGGGTATTGATCCACAAAAATGCTATTACACATTAGAAATCCCAGTTGGTAGTTTTAATTACCCGGTATTCGTGGACCAGAACGCAGGTGGTCGCGGTGATCTAAACATCGTTAATTCTATTCTACCAAGCTTTGTGCCGTCGCAAAGTGTGTCTATACCCACCGGACAACTATTTCCGAATAACAACTCAAGCGCAAATGCCAATTCAAACGCACTAACATATTTTACCAGTGTTTGGTCAACTGATGATAATCCAATTTCAACTATTCAAGCAGAATACACTGGGTTTTATGGTAACGTTCAGATTCAAGGTTCCACAATAGTAGACGGTGATTGGTATAACATTGGAAACACGTATGTCTATTCAAACGTATCCGATACCATTGGATATTCCTTTACTGGATATCATCCATACATCCAAGTACAATTCATCAGTAATATTGGTGATGTTACTAACATTTTAAGAAGATAGATCACCGTATCTATTGTATTTTCGTGTTCACTATGTTATAATAGATGAACATGTTTGATATTCTATCTATATTACCTGGCAAGAAAAAAACAACGAGTAGCGGCTGGACAAGTTTCAACGCTGTTTGTTGTAGCCATCTTGGCCACAAGTCTGATCGCCGTATGCGCGGCGGCATTAAGTTTGACGGTCAATCCAAATGGACCATGAACTGTTTCAATTGTAGATACTCATGTAATTTTGTATTAGGCAAATCAATAAGCCCAAAAACTAGACAGCTTCTTATTTGGTGCGGTATTGACAGTGAACAGATTCAACGATGGAGTCTGGAGAGTCTCCAACATAAAGACTTACTGGACTTTTCAGGTGACGTTCTACCTCGTAAAAAAGTAAAATTCAAAGAGCAGGACCTGCCAACTGATGCTGAATTAATAAACGTAAACAACCCTGATCATAAGATATACACTGACTATTTGATCAAACGACATATTGATCCTAATGAATATCCGTTTATGGTAACACCGCATATTCAGGGTAGAAATAACAATCGTATCATTGTACCGTATACTTATAAAAATAAGATCGTTGGACATACTAGTAGATACCTAGATAATAAATTACCAAAGTATATCAATTCTCAGCAGCATGGATATGTATTTGGATTTGACTTTCAAAAACCTGAATGGAATATATGTCTGGTAGTTGAGGGTATATTTGATGCTCTGAGTTTGAATGCGTGCGCAACAATGCACAACACAATCAATGATGATCAAGCACAGGTATTGGCACAGTTAAACAAACAGATAATAGTAGTACCGGATAGAGATAGAGCCGGATTAGAAATATGTAGTCGTGCGTTAGAGTTAGGATATAGCATTAGCTTACCAAATTGGCATGTTGAGGTCAAGGATGTTAACGATGCCGTAATACGTTACGGAAAGCTTCCAACGCTAATGAGTATATTACAAGCAGCCACGATGTCTAAAATTAAAATTGAAATGCAAAGGAAAAAAATTGAAAAAAACAGAAGCTAAGAAACAACTTGAATATACTCCTGATGTTCAGAAATTATTTTTGCGAATGATGATAACTAACTCGGAGTTATATACTCGTGTTATGAACATTATGAACAGCGAGAATTTTGACAGATCACTGCGGCCAGTGGCGGAAATGTTTAAAGAACACACTGACAAATATAAGATTTTACCCGATACAACTCAGATTAAAGCAACAACTGGGATTGATATTGATCCGGTACCTGAGTTAAGTGATGGGCATTTTGAATGGTTCTTTGATGAGTTCGAAGCATTCACTAAGCGACAGGAACTTGAGCGGGCGATTCTTAAAGCAGCAGACTTGCTTGAGAAGGGTGACTTCTCTCCAGTGGAAAAACTAATTAAGGATGCAGTTCAAATCAGCCTACAGAAAGACATGGGTACTGATTACTTTGCTGATCCGGCGCATCGTATTAATAAGTATTTTAACTCAGGTGGTCAAGTATCAACTGGCTGGCCACAGATGGATCGTATTTTGTACGGTGGAATGAGTCGCGGTGAATTGAATATCTTTGCAGGTGGCTCTGGTTCAGGTAAGTCACTGGTCATGATGAATTTAGCATTGAATTGGTTACAAACAGGATTGAGCGGAGTGTATATCACACTAGAACTTTCAGAAGAATTGACCTCACTGCGTACTGATGCTATGTTGACTAGTATGGGAACTAAAGATATTCGCAAGGATATTGACTCCACAGCCTTAAAGGTAGCATTGATAGGGAAGAAGTCTGGTAAGTATCGTGTCAAGGGACTACCTGCGCAAAGCAATGTTAATGACATTCGTGCTTATCTGAAAGAAGTTCAAATTCAAACTGGTATCAAGATTGATTTTGTTATGGTCGATTATCTTGACTTGGTCATGCCTGTGTCAGTTAAAGTTAACCCTAACGATCAATTTATTAAAGACAAATATGTTGCTGAAGAATTGCGCAATTTGAGCAAAGAATTAGGTGTGTTGTTAGTCACGGCATCACAGTTGAATCGTAGCGCAGTTGATGAAATTGAATTTGATCACAGTCATATTGCGGGTGGTATCTCTAAAATTAATACAGCGGATAATGTGTTCGGTATCTTCACAAGCCGTAGTATGCGTGAGCGTGGTAAGTATCAGATTCAATGTATGAAGTCTCGTAGTTCAACAGGCGTAGGCATGAAAGTTGATTTAGAATACAACATTGAAACTATGCGTATTACTGACGATGACCCTGAGGGATATGCGGATCAGCAAGCAAAATATGCTCCTAAATCTAGTCCTAATGATTTAATGACTAGAATGAAGCCTACTCCATACACTGATATTTCTCAGCTATCAGATAATTCAGAACCACTGACCAAGAAAATAGTGGCAAATGTTCAAGGTAGTAAGCTAAATGCGCTACTGAATAGTTTAAAGAAATAAACAAAGTAAAGCATAAATACTTGATGCAAACAAATACTCGCAGCCTTCTAGAAGAATTAGAGTCTATTAGCCATAATCGTGATACAACTCACATTATAGAAAGTAGAGCTAATAATATTATTACCAGTGCCATTAATTTATTAGAATTGATGAATAAGCACTATACGGAAGAGCAATGTCAAATCCTGGAAAGAAAACTACTAGGTGCTATAAAAAGCAGAGACCAAAGTAGATTTGCAAAATCTTTAAGGAAAAACAGTGAAACTGAATGAACTAAAACAACCTAGCACACTAAATGAAGACCTTAGTGATTGGATAGGAACTCACGGAGCAGCGTCTGTAAAAGGCGGAATAGATAAATTTAAAGGAAATGCTGAAGGCAGCTTGAGTACTGTTGATCGGATGGCGAGAGATGGTTTCATTAAGGATTTCATCGGGCGCGCATCTGCTAACATCAAAAGTGCAATTGCCAGTGGAATAGTTGTCTCACCTGCAGCAGGACAAGCGACACCCGCAGCACCTGTAGCACCAGAGACCCCTGAACAAAAACGTATTAGATTACAGAAGATCCAACAGCAAACGCTTGATAAGTCGGGCGGGCAATTTGATAAGTTACCCACTACTGCGCAAGCCGAGACCCCTGAACAAAAACGTATCCGATTACAGAAGATCCAACAACAAACTCAGACCGGTACCGCTGGACAATTTAGTAAGTTACCAGCAAATCAGGTAGCAACACAATCCTCTAATATCAGGGCAGCAAAACAATTAGCTGCAGCTCCGCAGACAACTGAAAAGCCAATGGTGGCTCCCGTTCAAACCCCTGCTGAGATTAGGGCAGCAAAACTTGCGGCAGCGACTGCGGCTCTCAGAGAATCGGCTACTTACAATAAATTAAATGTTGTGTTTGAATCAATGATGGAAGCAAGCAGTGCTACTAGTAGTGTTAGCAGCTACTTACAAAAAATGTTCACACAGTACATGCACGGTGTTGATACGTCATCGCAATCTGCGAAAATTAAAGAATTAAGTGACGCAGTTGAGCAATCATATTCACTAGCAGACGGTGGAAAAGCAGCTATTGCCCCCCTTACCCAGCTGGCAAATTTGGGATTTGCGTTATCACACAGTAACAAAGGAAGAGATGCGGTTGCCTCTCCGGCGATTGCTGCGGGTGAACAGCCCGGCTTTTTAAGTGGTCTATCACAAGGAGCTGCTTCGTCCCCTGTCTCTCAAGGCGCTAGTACAGCACCCAGTACACCATATGCCAAAGCAAAAGCAGCAGTGACTGCTCTTGATAATAAAGGCAGACAGCGAATAGGATCGTTAATACAGAAATCACTTGCGACTCCTAATGCGGCATTGGCGCCAGCAGCAGACCGGGCTAGTGCTGAAGCTGCTATGCGTGCTAGACGGTCACCGGTTGTACCACAGTCTCCTGCTCAGCGTCGAGGCGGTATGCAGGTTGCTGAACAAAAAATAGTGAAAAAATGGGGCGAAAAATAATATGTCAGAATCATTATCATCGCTTACTAAAAAACTTGATAACATTGCGTCTATCATAGTAGAAGCAAAAGGTCACCTAGACCACCCAGAAGATTTGATTTTCTTGGGAGGGGGTGCTGGTGCTACTCAAGCACTCAATGCTATTATAGCAACAGCAAAGAATCCTAATACAGTTACTATCAAGTGGGATGGTTACCCTGCATTAATATTCGGACGTGATTTTAACGGCAAGTTTAGTATTATGGACAAGCATATGTTCAATAAGAAAGACGGTTCTGGAAGAGCAGTTTATAGCCCTGAACAATTTAGACAGTATGATATAGCCAGAGGCGTTGATCGCAGTGATTTACATCGTTTAATCAATGAGATTTGGCCCGGATTAGAAAAAGCATCAAGTTCTGCCAAGGGATACTATTGGGGCGACTTATTATTCAGTCAACCACTAGTGGATAAGAACG